CGGAGGTTATGAGCCTCCGAGATCAGTGTGAACTGACCCGCACATATGCAAACCCGTTATTCCACTCCTGAACTAACCGGTCAGGAGGACGGGGCTGCGCTCTAGGTCTCCTCAGCCTCAAGGAATATTTTGGCAAGAATCCAACTAGTGTCCTTCTATGTCGAAGAGATTCGGCTTTACTACAGGTTAGTGATAACCTGCCGCAAGGCAGAACCGTGATCAAACATCAAGGTTTGGAACCTCAATGTTTGTTCTTATCCTTTATGACCAGACTCACTTCAATCTTCCAGTTCCGATTCGGAAATGGGAAACTAAAGTACGAAGTTCAAACTGAGTTGAACGAGGTGAGAGTCGAGAAATCTAGGGTAAGGACTGGCTTTGAATACCAGATCTTGGTGGGGCGCGAGTCCTCATGGGTTAAGAAGGAGATGAAATCACTAGATTGGCTTCAGCGAAGGATTCAACTTAGTTGATGAAATTGCGAAGATCCCACTCGGGGATATTCACAACCTGACCACCTTTGTCGGAATCTTACGATGAAGGAACGGTAAGTGGTCCGAGTTCTTATAAACTATAATTATTATTATAACTATGCTTATAATCACCCGAAACCTCCATACCACGTACTCTCTTGCAAGAGAGGCGTTCGTAATCAACGGTGTCGAGATGACAAGAGAGCAGGTCTTACAGACCAGACCGATCGAAAGATCTGTCGCGCACTGGTTAGTTCTGGTTGATTGGGATCTATGGGAGACCAAACCATTCGTGGTTGTGGACCCATATAATCCTAATTCACTCCTTTACCTAACACAGGCCGATTACCTATCACTAGGCAAAATCTGCGCCTCTAACGACTTAACGTTCCTCGTTGTCGCTTCACCAGTGACTAAACGTCCGGTCCCTGTAGATCCATCTTCTTCTCAAAATTCCCCCCTTCCGGTGGGATTTGAGACTAAGTGGACCCGAGCCTCTAGAGCTAGTTGGAAAGCCTTTCTTGATCTTCGAAGGAAAATCAGGACTGGTGTTCCTATAGTTAAAGACTCTACCATGGTTTCCGAGCGTCCAGATACGGTCGCGAAGACTGTGTACTTGTGGGTGCGTGAGCTCCTACATTACATAGAAGTGAAGAATCCGGGAAGATTTCCGGAATTACTCCAACCATTGGTTCAGCACCTTCGTACGGTTCTCCGTAACAATGGGCAGATGAGCGCGGTGAAACACCTGAAGGTGTCTCTCTTTGTTCTCTACTCATTTGTTGCGGGGAATCCCGTTCAAAGTACGCATCCCTTAGGTTATCCTATACGGTTGCGGAACGGTCTACCTGCATGTTGGAGTAAGGAGCTCCGTGATATGATAAGAGGTGGAAATCTTCCGGTTATCCGGTTGATGGCCTCCCTCTTAAACCTTTATCGAGCTTGGGATGCTAAGCACCCTGAGTTCGACACTGGGTCAATCACGGCTCTCCCCAAACCATTTACAGAAGACCCCTTATTCAAAGAATACCAAGAGTTTTGCAAGGATATTTTCCCAGCAATGCTCAAGGCGCTCTCTGGTAAGGAGAAGTTCCTCTTCCAATATAAGTCAGCCTTTGGGCTTCTCTTAAGAACGGCCGCCCCTAACTTTTCAGGGCCAAGTTCGGCAGCGACGGTATTAGATGCCCAAGCATGGAGAAACGCTCCAGAAAATCATATTCTGGAATGGTTCAAGATGCATAAGGACTTTCTAATGCGGGATAACCTTGAAGCTCAAGCAATTGAGCATCAATGGTTGCCTGCTGGATTACCGGGTGACACTGGAGACGAAACATCTCCGTGGCACTCAGTTCTCACAGCCGGTCGCATCTTACAAGCTGTAAGACCGAGCTTAGCCTATCAAGCTAATGGCGGTCCAATTCTTGGGAGATTGCATACTATTGACGAGCCAGCCGGGAAGGTTCGTGTAGTCGCGATTTGCGATTACTGGACTCAAGCTGGGCTGAAACCGGTTCATGACTACCTTTTCGAAATCTTACGCTGCATCCCTCAGGACGCAACGTTCGATCAAGATGGGATAGTGCAGTCTTATTACCAGAAGGGGCTTAGCCCCCACTGGTCATTCGACCTTAAATCGGCTACAGATCTAATCCCTCTTACTCTTTACAAAGAGCTTCTCAAGCACTTCCTCATCTCAGATGGGGAAGAGCCGGAGATGGGAGAGAAAAGAACTCAGCTTTGGGCCCAGATTCTCGTAGATCGAGACTGGCACTTGCCTCCTCGGTTTGGTCCCGACAAAGAACTGTTACCTCCAAAGACAGTCCGGTATGGTACCGGACAGCCTATGGGGGCACTTAGTTCCTGGGCCTCAATGGCGTTGGTTCACCACTCACTAGTCCAGTTCGCTGCGTATAAGGCGACTGGGCAAAGCGTTTGGTTTACTGACTACCTCGTCTTGGGAGATGACGTGGATATAGCCTCTCGGGAGGAAGTTGCTACTTCCTACCAGGAGATCTGTACCACTTTTGGTATTGTCATCGGACTAGCAAAATCATTGCATTCTAAAGAGAACGCATTTGAGTTTGCTAACCGACGATTCATACCATCTGGTGATGTCTCTCCGATTTCTTTCCGTGAAGAGCTTGCATGCTCGACATGGTCGGAACGGATTGAATTCGCCAAAAGGATTCTCTCGAGACTTGGGAAACCGTTGAGTGCGTCAGCCCTTCTGAGAAGGGCTGTCACTGAGCCACAGTGGACTGTAGTCTCTCCAGAACTGTCTGGACGCCGAACTTCATCGGTGCTGAGACTCATAGAGTATTGTCTACACAATCCCTTTAATTCACTTAGTGATATTAAGGAGACGTGTATATCTTCCATACTCAAATGGGTAACTAACGTTATCCCAGATGAGGACGTTCCTAAAATTAGGAACATCATGGTTGATACTCTACAAGCCGGACACCTCAGTTGGCGTTTTCAACAATTTCTTAGAGAAGAGATTCGAGAAGCGTTCAAAGGACTGTTTGAGCGTGACCTGCCTAAGATTGTTCTCCAAGAAGGGCCGACGGACGCCAAAGTGGCATCCAAGTTCAGCCGTTTCGCGGAAACAACCTATGGGCAGAATTCAGCTTTTGCAGCTCACATTGCGGGGATGAGAAATCATTTCCCGCAATGTCCTGAGGAGCTACGTCGCTATCTGGACGGAGCGAACAAGTATTACGATACTATTATTGAACAGTGTCGTAGTCTTGGTCTAACTCCGTATATTACCGCACCAATGTCTCCAGTGGCCTGGCAGTACTTCCTATATTGCTTGAATGAGCAAAATATGAGGTGGCTGAAAGGTCTCTTCGGACTTTGGTTGCGATTTGATAGTGTCGATCGTAGGTTCCCGAAAGAGCACTCTACTCTGTACTATCACGTTATCGGTGAATCCGGTGACCGAACTCTTCGGGATCTCTTAGAGATCTGGATAGAGTTGAAGTCTACTCCCAAGGTGTTAACTTTAGACCTTAACCGTAGCATTTCTTGGAATTTCGATTACAATAGTAGTCGAGATAACCTTGAAAGAGCTAAGGCTAGGGCGCTAAAGAAACCTTGGAAGAAGCCGGTTCGTACAGAACATGTCTTTGGACCAATGTTGGAACTGTCGCGAGTGATCGCGCAGTTCTGTGGGACAATGATTCCCAATCTCCCATTCTTCGCCATGGCGAAAAAGGGGAAACACTGGCATAAGGTCGTTGAACGAGCCTCAGCCTACAACCGAGGGCTTGAGTCGAGCCTAAGAGAGCTTAGCACAGCTGAGCACTTTTGGGCAAAACTTCAATCCCATCGGAAGAAGGTTGATGGCGGGTTCCTCGACCTGGGACATGGTTAGTCCTAGGGGAGCCTCTCTACTACAGTAGGGGGGTCCCTGAAATGCGG